CAAGCTTTGTGGAATGTCCACTATGTCCTGAGTTTTCAAATAGTTCATTATATGTTTCAGTAATTCGTTCTTTAAATCGCAAAAAAAAACTAAAGAACCAAGTACAACATTCAAAGGCATTTCGCTTAAATCATACTTTTCAGAACTAACATAATCTTCAATTAAATACTTACCTTTTCTTTTGTATGTTACTGGACGAAACAAAACAGCCATTGCTGAATCCATCTGCTGCCAATCTGCCAAGTAATTATCTAAATCAATATACTCACCAAATGTCATCTCATCTAGCTTTGGAATAAATCCAAACTCTTCATCTTGTAATTTAAATAAAGGTTGAAACTCTGGTGTGTTATTAAATAAAGAATCCAAGTGAGTTGTAATCTCCTGAATGTCCTTTAACCTCATCTGCATAATGTCCTGTAAGTTAGCATTGCAGAATATTTCAATCATCTTCTGTTGGTAGAAAGTATTAACTTCTTCTTGTTTTTCAGCTATCTTAATCCACCTTTGATACTGTGCAAGTGTTATCTCACTTAAATCTTCAGGAACATTTAATTTAATCCTCATACTATTAATGTAAATTTTTTAGCTAAGTGTTATATACAAAATTAAAAAAGTTTGTACAAAAAAAAAGCTACCTGTTACAGTAGCTCTTAATTTAGTTGTTTAGTGTTTAGTTATTTATTTTTTTGTTTATTAAAGAATATATACTTCTAGCATATTGCCAAGTGTTATAACTATAATATGAATCAGTTGATTCTATACATAAGTTTATTTCAGGAACCCTCAATTTAAAACCAGTATAAAATTTTGTTCCTCCTCCAGTATAATATCTTAATCCTGAAGATTTAGTTTGTTTTGTTTCAGACCATTCTTCAAGACTATTATCTATATTTAATTCATTTAATAATTCAGAAACTTTTTTTAATGATGGCATTCTACCACTACCTTCAGATTTATTTTTTAAAGAATTTAAAGTTTTTAAGTTTTTCATTTTGTTTGTTTTTAAATACAATGCTAATATATAAATATATTTATAAACTACAAAACATTTTACAACTTTTTTTTACATCTTATCTTATCTTATTTTATCTTATCTTAATGCTTGGGCATTGGTTAAGCATTGCTTCCTCTGTTGGGAGCTGTTTTTTGCTAATAAAGGAAATATTCTCCACTGTTTGGATTTTGCAATTGATAACTTACTGCATACCTTAATGCATCCAAGCAATGATTCCAATTATCACAAGGTGTTTGGCTTTTCTTTTCTAACCAACAATAGTTATTAAGTTCTTTAATTAACTCAACACTATCTTCAGTAATTACTAAATCATAATCCTGTAGTAAACTAATCCCATAAGTAATTGAACCCTGTCCTTTGATTGCTGGAACTACTTTGTTATGTCTGCTTAATTCATTTATCAATCTTGGTTCAGCACTATCACCAACAATTAAATTATCACCAGCATACTTTTTATTTAACACTGCAATCTCACTTGTAGTAAGCTTTGTTTGATAGAAGCATTGCTGTACATAAATAATCTTGTTATCCTTATCTATGCTTGTTTTAATTAATGTGCTTGGGTCATTACTAAACCCATAATCTTGACCAAATACTATTTTACCAACTTGTTTAAATTCTCCAATGGACCAATTGCTGTAAATAACACCCTCTGCTTTATCTAACCAACTGCCAAGTATTGTGTGCTTGTACCTGTTTGGTCTACGTTCTTTCATTTGCTCTATTTGTTTAATATAGCTTTCTGACAGGTTTTCTATGTTATCTAAATAAGTTGTATGTATGTAGGTAGTATCATCCTTAATAATATTGCTTCCAGCTTCCACACCTCTTGCTTCAAAGAATCTTTGGTAAATAAAGTTTTCTTTTGTGGTTGGGTTTAGTATTAATATTACTCTATTGTCCTTATCTTTTTGCCTGATGGATAAATCTATTTTATCAAATATACTTTCATCAGTAAGTTCTTCAGCTTCATCCAGCACCCAAGTAGTAACACCTTGCAAAGATTTTAAGTTTGCTGTCTGGTCTCCTGAGCTTGTTTTAATTCCTCTAAATAGTATTTTACTACCAGTTTGCTTGTTTATGATTTCATCTTTTGTAATGTGAAAGTCTTGCTCTATCTTTTGTAATTCTAGCTTTTCAATAAACTCTGGAATGATTGATATACTAGCTGCTCTTAACGTGTATCTAGTAAATAGTATCTTATGTCCCTGTTCGTACGTTAGAAGCGTTAATAATGTGTTTATCGCAAAGGATTTGCCAGAACCTCTACCACCTGTGCAAATAAAGTATCTAGTATCATTTTCTAATACTAAATATTTATTGCTTAGCTTTAATTCCACTTATTAAATGTTTGAAATCAATACTTCTCTTTTCATTGCTGTTTATATCAACAGTATCTTTTGCTGTACCATAAGCTGAATCCATCAATGCCTTGTATGCATTTACATCACCTTTTAAAGCTTTTAACAATATACTTATTGTCATTCTTTGCTCATTGGTTAACCATTCCTCTTGTCCTGTTAATGGATTATCTTCCTTACTAAGCATTTGCAAAACCTCCTTTACAATTGTGCTTCTATTTCTGCTTCCCTTTGGTCTGCCATTTGGATTTCCTGACTGTCCTTTTTTAAATGGTATTAAATCTTCTTTTGACATTTTTTTGTTCTGTATCTGTTCTGTATTTACAAAATCATTTCCATAGTTACCAACAGCAATAATATTATCAATCCAGTAATGATTGCAGCAAGTATTTCATCACCTTCATTTTGCATATTTATCTTTGTTTGCATAAGTAGCTGAACATTGTGCAATTGCTTGTTCTCTACTTTTACCTTCCTTGATAACCATAGGAATACACCTCATCATAAAGTCTTTCCTTGATTCATTTGCTTTTGGCTTTGGCATAATTGTTTATTTATCCACTGCAAGATTCACACTCATTGTTATCAATACTGCATTGTCTTGTTGGTACTGGTTTCTTTTCTAATTCTTCTAGTAGTTTTTCAAACTCTGTTTTTTTTGTTTTGCTTAAATATGTTAATAGTTTCTTTTCTTTTGCTTGGGTATCTTTATCCATTATAGTTTTCAAATAAACGTTTGCAATCTGCTATCAATTCTCTTACACAGCTAGAACAACTGCTGAGCTCTCTTTTGGTGTGAAGTACCCTATTGCTTATTTGTATAAGTTGGACTTGTTCTTGTTCTGTTAAGCTTGTTTTATTTAGTTTAAAAAATTCTTTTAGGAATGTATATTCTTGTTCTTGTAAACACTCTGGTTTGTTGTATGGGAATAGTTTATTTAGTTTTATTCTTCTTTCTTCACATCCACAATCCTCACCAGCAATAAACTTTACTACCTTTTCAATCCCTGTTGCTTTTGTAACCTTTGCAATAGTATCACCCAATCCTTTTGACTTGGTAGATTTTTTCTTTCTTACAGTTTTATTTTGTTTTTTAGTTCCTGTTTGCATTTTGCTATTGTTTTATGAACGGTTGCGTGGCTTATTTTTGTTGCCTTGCTGAGTTTTCTAATACTGTGAAATTCTTTTCTATATAGGTTAAATAACTTCCTATCAAACCAATACATTGTGTTAAGCACCTCATCAATCTTTTTTTCAATATCTTCTTGCTGTTCTTGTGAATCAGCTATTTGTTTATGTGAATTAGTTAACCTTACTTTTTTGTTCTTGTTTTTACTTTTTACTTGTATTATTCTTTTAAGTATAGTTTTAACAATTCCAAAATGTGGTTTATTATTTACAATTAAGTTTTCAATTTGAAGTTCATTGTTTGTTAAGTCATCAAAGACCTTTACATACATATCCTGGACAATATCAACGGGTTTAAGCTCAGTGTTTTGGTACAGCAGCTTATTAGCCATTGCTTCCCATTTTTTCTGATGTTGTGCCAAGATATTAAGAACTTCATTATGTGACAAAATATATTTTTGTGGTTATACAAAATTAATAAGTTTTAGTTACATTATTGTATTCTAATTTTAAAAAACTGATGTTACTTCTTATTGCATCACAAACTCTGTAACCAGCAGAGGTAAGTTTTCTTAATTTATACACTTCAGGAACAGCAATATTTGCTTCATTTGTTGCCCTTGCCACAGATAGCTTTTCATTGTTTACTTTGTTGTAAACTATTTCTTCAAAGTCTTGATGGTATTTAGATTTAATACCTTCAATGTAATATAGGTAGCTTGTAAGATTTTTTAATTGTTCATTTAGCTTAACTCCATCATTTATATTGGTGTTGTTATAATCTTCTATTATATCTGCTATTTTATTTAATACATCATTCATTAGAATAATTCAGTTTGGTTAACATTTTGTTTTTTAATAATACCTAAAGCAGTTTCTAATATTGTTTTGCCTACTTCATAATCTACAAGATTCCTTGCAATTTTATTTAATGGTTGTTTGCCTTTATATTTCTTAAAATCAAATTTGTGAAACTCACTTAATTTTTCAACTTCTTTTGTTGTTTGACACATACCATCAAAGTGCCTTGCATTAACGTTATAAGGCAAATTAAAATTAGTCCAGTACAAATGCCTATCTCTTTCTTTAGGATTAAACATAGGCTCATAATAAGGAATAACATTCTCAACAACATACTTGCTTTTACAATGGTGTTGTAAAAATATTATTTCTTGGTACAGTTTCATATCAGGATAAATAGGCTTTTTACCATTAGCACCTATTGCCCAAAACCTTGCTCTACTATGTGTTGGACAAGGTGGGCTACTCCAAATAAAATCAAATTCTTTATAATGGTCAAGTAGATACTGGTGTGCATCTGCTACTATTACTTTATCATTTGGAAATCTTTCTTGATATATTTTAGCTAATTCAGGGTCAAGCTCAACAGCTGTTACCTCAATATCATTTTTAACCTCATTCCATTTGTATCTGTTGCCACCTAAACAAGCATATAAATTAAGTATCTTCATTTCTCAACTGTTTTAATTCTAATAATAATTGTGTAAAATCTTCTAATCTCAATGCTACATAATCTTTTTCAAAGTTTTTCGTGAACACTACCAGCGGCTGTTTATGTGAGCCAATGCAATCATTAGCCGACTGTTCTAATGCCTTCCAAATATTTAGCTTTTCCTGGTTCTTACACTCCCAATTAAATTCAGATAGTATTCCTTGAGTTGCCATAATATCACCTTTGATACTTAACCCCCCACTGTTTGGAGTTCTTCTTATTTCTGAATTAAATTCTTTGCTTAAATACTTTGCTACTTGCAATTCAAAACGTTTTCCTTTTTTATTTGAGTTCATCTTCTTTTGGTTTTATTCATACATTGTTTTACCTACTAACACACCTAAAATAAAAACACAAAGCATTACAGCTACTATTGAAACATAATAACAAATCATTTCATCAGCTTTTCAATTTCCTTATTTTGTAATTTTATTCTATTGTTTAAATGATTGTTTTCTGATTGTTTTATTTCAATCTCTAAAAGTTTCCTTGTTAAATCCACTTCTATTTTTCTAAGCTTTGATTTTAGGTTATCATTTTCTTTATGCATCAAATGAAGAAGCTTCAGGGTTTCTGTTAAAACCTCTAAATTTTTTAATTGTTCTTTACTCTTTGCTTTTTCTTTTGCTTTTAAAATAAGTATGTGAAACTCATTTTTTATGTTTATTATTTCTAGTAAATTCATATTATTTATTTAAAGGGTTAACACCACCTAAAGTAAAACCTAAACCATTGTTGTAATCAAACCTCAAAGGTTCATTTAACATTGTTGGAGTTCCACCAGTTTCTTTATCCTTAACTTTATAAACGTGCAGTTCTGTAAGCATCCATAAATCAGGATGAGAAATTAATCTATGCACACAAAGAAAATCATCTACACGATTTGGAAACACTTGCCCACCCTCGCAATCTGCTTTTCTTGGTGGTTGAATATGCCCATTAAGTAAATGGTCTTGTGGATAAACTCTTCTAGCTGCTTCTGTTTGTGGATGCATACAAACATATACACTCTTGCCTGTTTTATTGCAAAACTCTCTTACAAGGTTGCAAAAAATATAGTTTCTTTCAAACATTGGCTGGTTTCTTGGATGATTCAATCCAGTGAAGGGGTCAATTACACAACCATCAACATCAGCTTCAGAAAATATATTTAACAACTCATTAACTGAATACATTCTGGAATTATCTAAGAACTTAAAATACTTACTTATTTCTTGGTTGTAGAAATCAATTTTGCTTTTGATAATATCCTTAAATTTAATTCCTAACCACATTTGGATAATATCTCTTTTAAGTTGACCTGCTCTGTTTTCACCACTCCAAATAATAAACTTTTTGTTGTTTAATTTAGCTTGACAAAGTAAATACCAAAGTAACCAGAACGTCTTTCCACAATTATCTAATCCTAGCACCATTACAAACTGAGCTTTTTTAAATACTAGGTGCTTATCAAATTCATCTATACCAACTCCAAGACCTTGTTTAATTTTACCATCCTTGTAAGCGTGTAAGTATTTAAGTGTTTGTTTATCATCTAAAATCATTTTTTAAGCAGTTTTTTAATATCATCACTAACTCTCAAAACATTATCATTAGCATAGTTATCTTTTCTTTTCTTATCTTTTCTTAATGCTTGAGCATTGCTTGAGCTTTGCTTTCCACCTAATCTTCCAGCTTCAACTCTTTTGTTATGTGCTGTTTTTCTCTCTTCAAACTGTTCATCTAACCACTTAATCTTAATTAGTTTGTTCTCAACCTTAATTAAATTAGTTTCTAATAATTTATCGTAATAATCTCCAACAATATTTTTAAGTTCACTGTTGGAAACTTTACAACCCTTGCTCCAATAAAAGCAACATACTCTCATAAATGCACCTTGTACATCAAAGTTTTGAAAAGCAATTGTGCCTGTAAGCCATTGGTTAGGGAAGAATTTAAAGTATGGTAGTTCAATCATAGTTTTTTAGTTAATAAGTTTTTTTAAAGGTATTAAAATTCCTTTGCTTGTGTTATTGTCCCCACCGTCAACTCTTCTCAATCCTTTAGTCTTGCAAAGTATTTTTAACTTGTTTGTTTCTATAATAATAATTTGTTCATTGCTTATAACAAACGCCCAATAATGAGCTTCAGTAGTGCTTATTCCGCTTAATTTATTTCTGCTTTTGTATTCAATAAAAACATTACCTGTTTGAGTAGCTTGTAAATCTGTTTTTACTTCAATTTTATCACCCTTAAGTAAAAGTATTCTTGCCAATAAATTTTCACCTTTCTGACCAAGTTCTAAATCGTGTGAAAAATCGCTGTTATATTTCACTAATTGTTTTTTTTTAAGTTGTTGTAATAAAGTTCTTTTTCTGTTTCACTCAAATCATCAAAGCTGTAAGCTGGAATGCTTCCATACTTCATTTCATCTTTGTAATAGGGTTCTTGTTTTGAATTAAGGGAGACATAATCTCCCTTTTTATGTTTGAATTCATAGTAGTATAAATACTTCCTTACGGTTACAAGATTTAATCCAGTGATGTGTTTTATTTCATTATCACTGTACCCTCTTGATTTTAAGGATAGTATATTATAGTACCTTTCTAGGTTGAGTTTAAAATGGTAGGTCATCACCATCATCAAAACTTTCAGTTTGAGCTTTTGGTTCAGGTTGCCATTTATCAATGCTTATTGCAACATCTTTATTAAACTGGTCTATTTCATCTTTGATGTTGATGTTAATTCTGATAAACTTATGCCCCTTAAACTCTTCAATGTGGTCTTTAATTTTATTGATGTTTATTGTAGCTTTCAACCAAGTTTCACTTTGTTTTTTACCACTACCACAGTATACTTTTTTATCCATTTTTATTTGTTTTTTTGATTATTTTTTTCTCTGTATTTTCTATTTTGTTCTTTTATTTTTTCAGGATTGTTTTTTCTGTATTCCCTTTTTTTCAAAACTCCTATAGAAACACCTTCAATTTCTGATGGTTTATAGTATGCAGTTTTTGAATGCATTCTATTTGCTTCAGGATTATTTTTCTTCCATTTAGCAGTTCTTTTAATTACCTCTTCTCTGTTTTTTAAGTAATGTTTTCTGCTATATTCTTTAGCTTTTTCTTTTCTTTTTTGTTTGTCTTTATAAGGCATTTTTTTTGTTTTTAGATTAATTTTATTTCACTACTGTAACTCATTGGTTGTCCATCCCATTCTTTAAATGCATCAACCAAATCATTATATTTTTCAACTCCTCTGTAAATTGATTTTTCAGATAATTCATAAACCTGAACATTGTATGGTTCTGATTTTTCGATTGCAATAATATAGTAAGAAGTATCTTTTGGAAATGCCTCCAAGTACATTGCACCTTGCATTATGTAGCCAAGATTATCGTAATACAAATCCCTTTCAAATCGTTCTCCAGCATCAGTTGTAGTTTTAATATCAGCAATAAAACCCTCGCCAACCATATCAACAAAACCGTGAAAGTTTACACCCTTACACTGCCATTCAATGTGCTTTTCTGTTTCTGTTGTTTTGGAAAGTAAATCTTTAAATATTTTATTTTCTAAAGCTTTACTGTAAGTTTTATAACAATGATTATACAATTTTGTAGTTACAATTGTTTTACTTAAATGCAGTTCTTGAAATTCTGTCCAGGCTTTTCCAGCTCTTCTTCCTTCATATTGAATGTACTCCTGCAATAGCTCTTCAGGTTCAAGTACCATTTTATGCAACAGCTTTCCAAACTCCTGAGCATCTGTTGGTGGTGCTTCTTCTTGGTTCCAGTAAGCTAATAAATGGTTTGGGGATTTACTAAAAGCACTTAGTGCTGAATAACTTAATCTGTCTTTTTTCATCTTAATTGTTTTTAAAGGATTCGCTTTCATCTTCACCAAACACACCAAGCTCGTAAAAACCAGCAAGTTTAAGAACACATCTGCTCATTGCTCTCTTTTCAGATAAAGCAACCACATAAGCATTTCTGTTATTTTCTGGAGAACTTTCACCATAAGTTTGAATTTCAACATCGTTATAAGTACCAGTAGCTTTTATAATACAAGTCTTAAGTTCTGGATTATAATGTTCTAAATCATATTTTATATTGATTCCAGCTTTTGCCATTATTTTATCTATACCACTTCTGCAGATGATGTGATAATGTTTGTGCTTAAATGTATCTTCAACATCAAGCTCATACTTTTTAAACAAAGTATTAAGTTGTTCTTTTCTGTTCATCGTTAATAAATTTTAGTGTTAATAATTGTAGTTGTTTAGTTTTTGAAAGTATTGCTTTGCAACGTAAACTTTTTGAGTTTATCAATCTTAGTTTTCTTTGCAAATCTTCCAAGTTGTAGATTTCCTTTTCAAAGCCATTTAAAATGCTTCTAAGGGACTTTTGAGAAATTTGTGAATGTTTGTTAAGTAGAATGTTTTTATGCCAGTTAACTCTTGTTAAACAGCTTCTTACATTTCCAAGAAGTTCTTGCTCAAAAT